TCTCAACCAGTCCGTATTCACCACTAAAATTAGCCACGATCTTAGCCCATACTCTCCCCTGCTTGGCCAGTTCGTTAAATTCACCCGCGGTCATTACCCACACTCACCTCCGTCATCAAACTTCTCCCCGTCGCATACAAGAATTTTTTCAGCGACAGCACCTTAATATCGTACGTACTCTTCAAATTCTCCAGCTCAACATTAACCCCACCAGAGCGATATTCCGCCATATCCAATGCGTACCGCATCCGGCGATCCGCAACACCAGGGCTGCAATTGAACTTATCTGCCAGTGATGCCTCGATATCCCTCATGGACATAAATCGGTGCGAGTTCAAGTCATCGACGACCATCTCCACAGCCTCGCCCATCAGCTCCCCGCCGAAGGTCAGCATGGGAACCTTCAACTTAGCGAGAAAATCATACGTTCTTTGCTGCATTCTCGTTCACCATGCTTTCTTTATCGATCTTTACAAATGCAAGAGCTACTTTCAGGAGGAGAAGCTGAATTTTTTCCATATTTTTAACTGTCTCGGCAAGCTCTTTGATTGAGCATGGGCCATCAATTTCAACCGAGGCATAGGCACTCGGATCAAATGTCTCTGCAAAGTTGATTAGGTTCTCTACAAAATTCTCGTCATTAAAATTTGCAGAGAATGTTCCACCTATCGGGTTATAGCACAGTTTATACCCGGTTTCGGTCGTGTATAAATGAAAGTCAAACTGTTGTAGCGCGTCAATATATTTCTTATCAATTCCTTTCATGCTTACTTCACCATGCTTCCTTTCCGTGTCTGGTCATCCGCAGGCCAGTACGTGTAAATATCATCGAACACCACTGGGATCTTCTTCTGGAGTTCTATCAGCAGCGGGCACATGAGCTCCCGCATCTGAGGATGGGCCGCCACAGGAGTACGCAGCTTGAAGATGTTGCGCCACTCACGGTAGTTGGCCGTCACCACGATCTCGGTCTTCAGGCACAACGGCAGCACACAACGGGCCTGTTCGGGACGCATACCGTTAGCGATCATAAGCTTGTAGTCCTTTTCGGCATAAGTCATGGCTTCAAGGAACGAACTCTTGATCGTAACCTCGCTATCGTTCAGTTCACAATACTGCTCGCCACGAATATAAGAAGGCCAGATAAACGTCAGCTCTCCGCCAAACTTCTCCTTCGAGTAGTTGCAGTACCGTGTGCTCTCCTGCGCAAAGCTCGCAATACGGTGCCTTATCAGTTCATTGGCCACGCCACGATCACAGGTAAACAGCACACTCAGCTGCGAATGCTCCAGCATAGCCTCATGCCCCTGCTTCACCAGAAAACCCACCAGTTTCTTTGCCGACTCACCATCCGGCGTGATCTTGTCCTCGCTCTTGTAGCAGACCCGGGCCACCCGCTCGATCTGCTGGAGCTCCTTAATGCCTCCCTCAGAAATATCAGTGAGGATTTCATACTTAGGTTCAACGATTTTCATATGTTAGCAATCCTTTCTCTTTCGGGATCTCGCAAAATAGAATCCCAGTCTTTAATAAGCTGCTTCAGATCTGAATCATCAATTACACCCTGCATGTTGTGCTCATTATATGTCATTAAGACTGCACCTGTTTTAGCTGGACCGAGTCCACAATTAGAACAGGAAATCTCATATTGGAGTTTCATAGTCGTACCGCAGGTCATCGCGCCTGTATTTTTCAAATATGCTTTACAATAGCACATAGGGCAACATCTCATAAAAGATCCTCCTGTATCAATCTGCAAGTCCAGTCCCCACAGATATCACCCGAAGCATGCTTCTTTGCAAACACCATACCCTTCTTGATGGCCTCCTGCTTGTCGGTCGCCCTGACTTCAAAGGCCTGATGCCCGCCACCATTGTCCGTGCACTCAAACCAAAACGTGTGCATCTTCATATAAAATCCTCCAAAATCGAGTTAAGCAGAATCTCCAGCACCCGGTTTATGCCCGCCACCACTCGATATGGCCACGGTTCTTTCGGTTCCACCCGGGCAGGGTTATCAGACTTTCTCAGCGCGCCATAAAGCCACCTGTCGAACTGTCCAAGTGAAATATCATTCTCCATGCACCATTCACGGGCATCTGCGTAGCTAATGTCGCCATTCATGCAAAGCTCGACCACATCACGCAACTTAGCGTTCGGCTTGATCAGGGTATCTTTTTGAAGCTCGTAATCCTCAAAATACAAGTCCTCGCGTGACCCGTCAGCCCTGTGAATAACTTGCGCAAAGGGTTTGCCATCCGCATAAAGCGTCGTAATATCCTCATCAATGTCGATTCGAGGGATGTCGTACCTCCATATGGCCTCAACAACTTCTTCATAGTCAATCATATCGCACCTCACAGCAGAATCCGGAACAAAATGAACCAGATCACCTTCAGCGTGAACACAATAATGATCAGCCATGCGCAAATAACCAGCGTTGCCGCTAGAATATGACCCAGCATATGGCCGATCTTCTCCCAAACATCATTCATCCTTATCAACCCTTTCGAGACCTGTAAAATATCCGATGCCAATATGACCACCATCGCAATAATGAATTGGGCGGAACGCCATCAGACCGGCCAGATTGTTCTTCGCATCTTCGAGATTACAGTAGGGATGCCCATCGTTAAATTCACTCTCGCAAAATCGGCACTTGTAAGTCGGATAATAAAACGGCTTCACCCCACACACCTCCTCGCAGCATCCACCCGGCTCTCCGCAGCGTTCAGCTCGAAGATAGCAGCCGTAATAAACTCCGGGTCGCAGTTCTCAAAGTGGTTCCGGGCCACCTCAAGATCCCGCATGGCATCTTTCAGCGTGTTGACTGTCGAAACCATCGGCTCTGTCCAGAATATCTTTTTGACGAAATCAACGATTTTGCGCAGCATTTCTACACCTCCACATCTTCATAACCTGACGAGCCGTGAGCCAGCCCTTAACATCATCATGGCCAAGCAGCTGCGCACCCATCACCTCGATAAGCCCCTGCTCAGCTCCATAACTTCCGGGGAGACTAAAAGTTCCATGAAAACAAATAGCATCCCACATACGCTGACCTTCCGAGTTATACACGACAATTTGCTCAGTATAATCGCTGAGGTACTTCGGGTCATACGTATGCGGAACCTTAGCGTGCTTCAGCAGAATATCCAGCTTCTGCATCTCGGTCATGCGATTCCAAACCCGGAGTTTCCATGTTTTCTTAGACATGTTTCTCATTTGTACGTTCAACCTCCATTTTGAAAAAGAAAGAGCCGCAGATTTCTCCACGGCCCAGTTCTCTTATTTATTGAGTTTTGTATTTATCTCAACAAATTCTTTTCTAGCTTCAATCATATAATTATTGAAATATTCACTCCCATTATGAGCATTCATATACAGGTCATTGGCACCCATCAACTTCCCTTGATAAAGTCCGAGTGCATATCCTTCATCATATCCTTTTCCATAGCGTTCGCAATATACTTTGCGAACCTCCGCATTGTGGATACGAATCAACACACACGCCCCGACAATACCAGTAATAGTGCTAATACCAATTTTCCACGCTTTTTTCATAATAAGTATCTCCTTTCAAATATGAGTTTACCTCATAAAGGAGCCCGTTATTTTCGTGCCAAAAATAAAGAGCCGCAGATTTCTCCACGGCTCTCGCCTTTAGCAAGACAACTCAACCCAGCAATGGTATTGTCCACAAGGCAGTGCGTCCCAACTCGGATGCTTCATCTTATACGGGCATTGGCTGCAATTCATGATATTATCAGGATCTGCAAGAAATGCACGGGCAAGATTATTGTCTTCGTTATTGGTCCAATCCACTTTGCTCCAATCTCTTGTTGCCATTTATCTCACCTCCATAAAGGAGCCCGTTATTTTCGCGTCTTCTCCTCAAACTTCAGAGGCTTCACCGTACCCTCCCGCGCACACTCCGTCAGGCACTCGTTGCAGGGTTCATCCGTCTCCAGCACCTTGAAGCTCTTGCACTTCGGGCAGTAGGTCGCATAATCCACTTCGCGCATCCAGTTATTCATCAGCGCTTACCTCCGAAATAAAAGTGTCCTTTCCGCAGCGAGGGCAACGTGCCAGAACCTCACCGTTATGGATTGTGCACTC